GTGGTTATTCCAGAGCTACCTACTTTTGATATGGGTAGCTTGATGACTGTGTTGATGGGGATGCTCGGACTTGGCGGTTTGAGATCATTTGAAAAGTATAAGGGATTAACTAAATAATGACTTTACCTCCTCCAATATTTAATGATTTTTTTAGAAACCCTTTTGGTGGTGAAATGAAATCTATTGGTGGTATGGGTGGTGGAGACGGTGTATTAGAAAATATACAACAACAAGTAGCAGATAATGGTGAGGCTTTACAAGCACTACAAGGTGGTATAGGTGGATTACCTAATACTCCTTTTCAACCAGCTATTAATCAACCGATTGCTTATGAAAACCCTGGTCGATTACCAGACCTACTTGATTTAAATCCTCCTACTTCTGTTGCTGATGCTGCTTCAGACATAGATTCTCAACTAAGAGCCGAGTATGACGAGTTAGTAGCTAGTGCCAAGAAAAGAAGAGACGAAGGTTTTAGGGGTAGAATGGTGCTTCCTGGTGAAAACTTGTCGTTTGAAGAATTTAAAAAAATGCAATTAAAACCAGGCTCACCTTTTGATATGCTTGGTGGGCCTATGCAATCAGATATATTTAATATAGCTCAACCAGAACAAAACCCAGGAATAGGATTAATACAAGACCCAGGAGTATCATATATAACTGGAGATTTATTTGGGGATATTAACACAGGTCCTCCACAATTACTAAACTCTACATTAATTCCTACAGGTGTGATAAATCAAGATCGTCTTCCATCTGGTAGTCTTCGTGGTAATAATCCGATTCCTCAACCTATTTATGAAAGACCAGGGCCAAATATTGGCATGGATCAACTATTCGGCAGAGCATTCGCAGGGAAACCAATATAATGGCTGAAGTATCTTCAATAAGTAGAGTAGGTAAGACTGAACCTTTTTATCTTCAAATAGCAAGAGGTCAAATATCATTTCACAAAAATATTTTTAAATTTGGTAATAATACAAGTGTTGGAGATACTTTAGAAACAATATGGGCAGAAGGTGGTCTTTATAGTTATCTAACTTCTGCTACAGTGTTAAAAGTCTCTAGTTCTTCAACTGCAGATACCTCAGCAGGAACTGGTGCTAGAACTGTAGAACTTTTTGGCTTAGATACAAACTATAATGAAATAAACGAAACAGTTACTTTAAATGGTCAAACTGCAGTAAATACAACTAAAGAGTATTTAAGAATAAATAGAATGGTTGTTAGGTCTGCAGGAACTGGTGGTGCAAATGCAGGTGTTATATACGCAGGCACAGGCACAGTTACAACAGGTGTTCCTGCTAATGTTTATGCTTCTGTAAATGGAGTAACAGGAGCAAATCAAAGTTTGATGGCTCTTTGGACAGTTCCAGCAGGATACACTGCTTACATTCTTCAATATGATATATCTAATGGAACTACTTCTAATACTCCTGCAGTTTGTAAAATGGTACTAGCAATAAGACCTTATGGAGAAGTTTTTCAATCTAAAGATGTTAAATCTTTAACAACAGGTATGCACGTTGAAGGAACATTTTCAATTCCTTTAAAGGTTGAGGAAAAAGCAGATATTGAGGTAAGAGCAATATCTTCTTCAGGTAGTGTCAGCTTTGATATTTCAGCAGCTTTTGAAATTATATATATTAGAAACCTGTAAGGAATTAACGAAATAATGATCCGCATAAATTTAGAATTATTTAAATTTTTTAATAAGATCTCTAGTTATTTTTACAGAAAACATGTAACCGGTTTGAGACGTGCCCAAGGACGATAATATTTGCTATATTCATAAAATGGCTTTTAAAAAAGAAGTCATTGAAGAACCTGTGCCTTTTGCAGGAATAATAAAATTTGTTGAATATAAATGCCCAGTATGTCAAACTACGCCTGATTATATAGAAGAATATACGATAGAATAAGAAAATATTAGGTTTTTATAGAAATGAATGAGATTTATCTTGCACAAGCTGTATTTAGGCTTATAAAAGAAAGAAGAGAACTTATTCGTGAGACACTAGAGTTTGATAATGTAAAAGACATGATGCATTACAAGGGTCTTATGGGAGAGTTAAAGTCTTTAGATTTTTTAGAGAGTGAAATAAAAAATCTTTTAGAGAAGCAAGAACAAGAGGAAGTTTAAATGGAAGCATCAGCAACAGAATTAAATGGGGCTTATGTAGACCCAAAAGACAGAGTTTTAGACCCTAGTTTAATTGAACAGAGCTTAGTAGACAGAATGCCTCAACCAACCGGTTGGAGAATACTTATTTTACCTTATAGAGGTAAGGGTAAGACAGAAGGTGGTATTTTGTTACCGGATAAGATTGTAGAAGAAGGTCAAGTTTCCACACAAGTCGGTTATGTATTAAAAACAGGTCCTTTGGCGTATAAGGACACAGAAAAGTTTCCAGCAGGACCGTGGTGCGCGGAGAAGGATTGGGTGATGTTTGCCCGATATGCAGGATCTCGTTTTAAAATAGACGGCGGAGAGGTCAGAATTTTAAATGATGACGAGATTTTAGCAAAAATTATGGACCCTGAAGACATTTTACATTATTAAGAGGTAGATATGAGTGGAAAAGAAGCACAAGCTGAATTAGATTTAGACTTAGGGGAAGAAGAAGGTCCTGATGTTGAAGTTACTGTTGAAAATGATTCTCCAAATGAGGAAACTGTTCAAGAAGCTGTTGACACAACTTCTGAAGATACTGAAGATGAGTTTAAGAAAAGTGAGAACCAAACTCAGAAGAGAATTAATAGACTTACAAAAAAAATGCGCGAAGCTGAAAAGAATGCTGAAGAAGCTACTCGATTCGCGCAAATAAAGGCTAAAGAAAACGCAGAATTAGCCCAAAGACTAAATCAAATGGATAATAGCTATGTGGATCAGTATAGTGGTCGCGTAGAATCAGAGATGGCTCAGACAGAGGCTGTTTTAAGAAATGCCATGGAAATTGGTGATACAGAAGCTGCGGTAGCTGCTCAAAGAAAAATGACACAATTAGCCGTAGAGGCCGATAGAGCGGCTCAGGCTAAGTCAGCTAACGAAAGAAGACAAAAGCAGCCTCCAGCGCAGCCTATGGCCCAGCAAACGGTACCTCAGCCTCCAGCAAGGCCTGACCCTAAAGCAGAAAGTTGGGCGCAAAGAAATGATTGGTTTGGCGAAGATAGCGCCATGACATATGCAGCATTTGGTATACATAAAGAACTTGTTGAGTCAGAAGGTATTGACCCGAAGAGCGATGAGTACTATGATACATTAGATAGACGTATGAAGGAAGAATTTCCTCATAAGTTTAAGGAAGGATCCCAGAGCAAACGACCCGCCCAGACGGTTGCTTCTGTAAATAGGTCCTCCGGAACTGGGCGCAGTAGTGGGAACAAGGTTAGATTAACTCAAAGACAAGTGGCTATGGCCAAAAAACTTGGAGTAAGTCTAGAACAATACGCAAAATACGTTAAGGAGTAAAATAAATGGCACAACAAGACGAAATGTTTGAAGGTTCTATTAAAAGAACTCCTCGCGCAACACAGACAAGGGAGAAGGCGGCAGCGCGTAAGCCGTGGGCTCCACCATCCATGCTGGATGCACCACCCGCACCAGATGGCTTTAAACATCGATGGGTAAGAGCGGAAACTCGTGGTTTCAATGATACCAAGAATGTTTCAGCAAAACTTAGAGAAGGTTGGGAGCTCGTAAGAGCAGATGAATACCCAGATTTTGAAGCCCCAGTAGTAGATTCGGGTAAATATGAAGGTGTTTTCGGAGTAGGTGGGTTAGTTTTAGCTCGTATGCCTGTTGAAACTATTGCAGAAAGAACAGCTTACTTTAATCAAAGGAAAGCAGATCAGATGCAAGCAGTAGATTCAGATATGATGAGAGAAAACGCACATTCAACTATGACGATCAATCGACCAGATCGTCAATCTCGTGTAACCTTTGGCGGTCCTAAAAAACAATAGGATGGCCCCATTATTGGAGTAAAATAAATGGCAAATAATCTATCAGCTGGTTATGGTCTTCGTCCGATAGGAAAGGTAGGTGGCAACGTTAATAACAATGCTACAACTCAGTATGAGATCGCAAATAACTATACAACAGCTATATACAATGGCGGGATCGTGTGTCCTGCTTCATCAGGAACTATTATTATTTCTGATCAAGCAATCGCCCCGTTAGGTGTATTAGCAGGTGTAGAGTTTGTAGATTCTGTTACTGGAAAAACTACTTTTAAAAACTATTGGCCCGGATCTAACGCAGTAAGTGTGGACACAGATTTTCCTGTGAAAGCATTCGTTTACGACGATCCTATGCAGTTATATTCTGTAGTTGCAGATGGTACAAACACTAACAGAGCGACAGCTTTGGCGGATGTTTTTATTAACTGTGACATGGCAAGTGTAAATAACGGTAGCACAGCTACTGGTAAATCTAGCGATATGTTAGATATCAGTACAGCCGCTACAACTAATACACTTGATGTTAGGATTGTAGGACTTTATGAAGATGAAGCTAACTCAGATTATTCTGCAGTTGGTCATCAATACATCGTAAGGTTAAATGGTCACTTTAATAGCGGTACTACTATTGCAGTAGGTACTTACGCTACAACAGGCATATAGGAAGGGGTTAGAAAATGGCTATTTCAAGAGCACAACTAGCAAAAGAGCTAGAACCTGGACTTAACGCCCTGTTTGGTCTAGAGTACGATCGTTATTAGCAGGCTTTTCAACTGCACCGTCTAAAGCAGAGGGTGGAGCGATTAGCTTCGATGACGCACAAGAAACCTTCACTGCAAGATACACACATGAGACTATCGCCTTAGCTTTCTCAATCACAGAAGAAGCTATCGAGGATAATCTTTATGACAGACTTGCAGGTCGTTACACAAAAGCATTAGCAAGATCCATGGCACAGACAAAGCAAATTAAAGCTGCATCTGTGTTAAACAACGCTTTCACTGCTGGAGCTTCCGCAGGTGGCGATGGAGTTGCTTTATTGAGTAACGCTCACCCAACAATCAGTGGGAATCAAAGCAACATCTTGTCTACAGCGGCAGACTTAAACGAGACTTCGCTAGAGCAAGCTTTGATCGATATTGCTGGTTTACAGGATGAGAGGGGCTTAAAAATTGCTGTAAGAGGTACTAAGTTGATAATTCCAAAAGAGTTACAATTTATTGCTGAAAGAGTGTTAAACAGTGCTTTAAGACCGGGAACTTCAGATAACGATGCAAACGCAATTAAGAACATGGGAATGTTACCGGAAGGTGCCGTTGTAAACCATTTCTTAACTGATACAGATGCATTCTTTATCAAGACAGATGCTCCAAACGGTTTAAAATACTTTAACAGAGCAGCTATTAAGACAGCTATGGAAGGTGACTTTGACACTGGAAATATGCGTTTTAAAGCAAGAGAAAGATACAGCTTCGGTTTTTCAGACTGGAGATGTCTATTCGGAACACCTGGTGCAGCTTAGCCTCCAAGCATTTTAAATGCACCGGTTTTAAGGGCGGCACTTGCCGCCCTTCTTTTTTTGTGTATAATAGAATAAACCTTGACAGTTACATGGTGTAACTGACATTTGCCACGACAAGGAGAATAACATGGCTAATTCAACATTCTCAGGTCCAATTAGATCTGAAAGCACAATCAAGACTATTAGTAAAAATGCGACTACTGGAACTATTACAGAAGTTATGACTATGGGTGATGCACCGGTAGCATTAGCAGATGAGGATAAGACCCTCGATAATGCAACACATAGTGGTAGAGTTATTGCGGTACCGGCTGTAGCTGCTAATAGAACAATTACACTTCCATCTCCAACAGCAGGGTCTACTTTTAAGTTTATATACGGTGGTGCTGCAGAAGAAACAGAAAATTTAATAATTGACACAGGATCCGACACTAATTTCTTTATCGGTGGTGTTCAACATTTAGATACAAATGCGGATAACGTATCTGTTTACTCAGATGGGAACTCAAACTCAGTACTTACCTTGATTGATTTTGGGATTATGGAAATCAACATAGTCGCTAAAGATTCAACTAACTGGTATGTTTGGGGGAACGTAGTTTCTGCAACTGCTCCAACTTTTGGTGATCAATAATAGGAGGTCCTTATGGCGACAGCATCGGACGTAAAAGCCTTTAACCACGACCAAGGCGATGCCGCGGCGGTTGTGGGGCCTTCAAGATCAAGGATCAGGCAAATTGTAATTTTTGGAAATGCTGCGGGAGCGTTGACCGTAACTAACGGTAGTGGTGGTTCAACTTTATTACAACAAAGCTTTCCTACAGGATTACACACTCTTAATATTCCAAGTAATGGAATATTAGCAGAAAGCGGGGCTTACATCTCAGCTTTTACAGGTTCAGGAAATAAAATAACTTTATTTTTATCCTAATGCCTAGAAAAGCAGATAAACAACCGCCTAAAACAAAAAAGTATTTCCGCTCCACTAAGTCTGGGGCGGGGATGACTAAGGCAGGTGTTGATCGGTATAGGAGAGATAACCCTGGGAGTAAATTAAAAACAGCTGTGACGGGTAAGGTAAAGAAAGGTAGTAAGGACGCTAAAAGAAGAAAATCATATTGTGCCAGAAGTGCTGGTCAAATGAAAAAGTTTCCTAAAGCTGCGAAGAATCCTAATAGTCGTTTACGGCAAGCTAGAAGAAGGTGGAAGTGCTAATGCCTAAAGATAAATTAACTGCGCAAGACGTAATGTCGGAATTAGCTAAACACGAGGCCGAATGCAATCTTAGGTATAAAAGAATAGAAGAACGATTAGATGATCAAAAAAGTCATTTAAAAGCTCTTGACACAAGAATGTGGGGATTAGCGGTCCTAATTATAGGAGCGGCAGTTGTACAGGAGATGTTTTAGTGAATAGTAAAGTAAGGACTGGGCCAAAACCCTCTAAATTATCTGTAACATATTTCAAAAAGGGTGGTGCTGCCAAGAGCAAGGGTAGCAAAATATGCCCCTCTGGTAAAGCATGGGCTAAAAGAACTTTTGATACATATCCATCAGCTTACGCCAACATGGCGGCTTCAAAGTATTGTAAAGACCCTAACTACGCTAAGGGATCAAAAAGGAAAAAGTAATGGGTGCTCTCAAAGAGTGGGTTAAACAGGATTGGGTTAGAATTGGCACTGATGGTAAAATAAAAGGTAAGTGCGGAACCTCAAAAGATAAAAAAAATCCAGACAGGTGTTTGCCTAGATCTAAAGCTAACAGCTTATCGCAGTCTCAACGAGCTTCTACTGCTAAGAAAAAGAAAAAAGAAGGTTCAAAAGGTAAAACTTTTGTTTCTAATACCAAGGCGGCAAAAGTCACAAAAATGGCTCTTGGTGGAGAAGTTCCTTCTACTAAGGCCAAAAGACCCTTCAACGGTAAGACAAAAAAAGGAACTATTGTTGCAAGAGGATGTGGGGTTGTTATGGAAAATAGACGTAAACAAACAAGGGTAAGGACTTAATATGGCAACATCTAATTCCACAAATTTTGAGCTAGATGCCGCAGAATACATAGAAGAAGCTTTTGAAAGATGCGGCTTAGAAGTAAGAACAGGTTATGATTTAACTACAGCTAGAAGATCTTTAAATCTCATGTTTGCAGAGTGGGCAAATAGGGGATTAAATCAGTGGACTATATCTCAAAGAACGCAAGCTCTTACATCTGGAGATAGAGAATACTCTCTAGGAACAGACGTTATAGACGTTCTTAATTTAGTTGTAAGACGTTCTGGAACAGATTTTTCTATGACAAGGATTAGTCGATCAGATGATTTAGCCATACCCAATAAAGCTACCACAGGTAGACCTACTCAATTTTTTCTTGATAGACAGGTAACTCCTAACTTAAAAATATGGCCTACTCCTGAAAATAGTACGGATGTTATTCATTATGATGCTCTTACTAGGATAGAAGATGTCGATACTCAAACTAATACCATGGATGTTCCTTTTAGATTTTACCCATGTTTGTCAGCAGGTTTAGCATATTATCTTTCCTTAAAAAAAGCTCCCCAAAGAACTCAAATGTTAAAAGCTATTTACGAAGAAGAGTTTGAAAGAGCGATAGGAGAAGATCGAGACAGATCTAGTTTTACAGTAAGCCCTCAATACTCATATCTAAGGTCTAATTAAATGGCTAGATTTGCTACAGGAAAACACGCATATGGGATATCAGATAGGTCTGGTATGAGGTATAAATATCGAGATTTAAAAAAAGAATGGAACGGATCTTTAGTAGGACCTGATGAATTTGAAGCTAAACACCCTCAATTAGGTCCTTTTAAAACTGTAGCCGATCCAGAAGCTTTACGAGACTCTAGACCAAGTCGAATAGAAAATGCTGTACAAGTTCTTTTAGTTCTTAATCCTTTTACTTCTCACGAAGCTGGATCTGGTCTTATAACTGTAAGAGAATTTGGTCATGGAAGAACTACCGGAGATACCGTTAGATTTAGGACAGTATATGGCTTTGATGGATTTACAAAAGCTGTTTTAGAGCAAGCTTCAGGATACAGTATTACAGTTGTTACTACAGATAGTTATACATTTACAGCTAATGGAGAAACGGCTACAATAGGTGGTATTGTAGGAGGTGGTGGTCGAGCCACTGCAGGTCCAATCACGGTGAGTGCATGATATGAGTTTTACATTAGCAACATTAAAGACAGCCATACAAGATTATACAGACAATGATGAAACTGTTTTTGTCTCACAACTTAATAATTTTATTAAAGCTGCCGAAGAAAAAATATTCAAAAGTATTGACTTAGATATATTCAGAAAGAATGTAACAAGTGCTGTTACAACATCTGATCCTTATTTAAGTGTTCCTGCTGATTTTTTAAGTTCATTTTCTTTACAAATAACTTCTGCTGGATCTGAAAGTTTTCTTTTGCAGAAGGACGTAAACTTTTTAAGACAGTATTCTCCTAGTGCGTCTACAACAGGATTACCTAAATACTATGCTAAATTTGATATAGATAATTTTATTTTAGCACCGACTCCAGATGCAAACTACACTGTTGAATTACACTATTATTATAGACCTGCTAG